GAAGGGAGGGACGCCCTTGACGTCGTAGGGTCTTCACAAGTGGACCTGGAGTAATGTCGAAAGAACTCTTGGGGTCCCATACAGGATGGGCCAAGAATTCCAAAGCAACTCCAGACCATCGAAGCACCCTTTCCCGCTCTGACTCTGTGTGCGCCTGGTCGACGATGGAGAAGAGATCTTCCCTAGGAGGATCTGCCACGACGACTTCGCAGGACCGAGAAACCCCGGTAATGATGGGCGGAACAGGATCAGATCCTCTCCACCGTCGAAACCAGGTCTTTTTCATTAACCCGGTAAAAACGTATCGAGGTATGTTAGCCACGCAAAAGTCCCTGAGGACGATTTCGTGTCTAGCGAGTACAGAGATAGCATACTGGCGCACGCTATGCTTCATACCCTTCACACCCTTCCATACTTCACCGAGTAGGTCCACACAGTCATTACGGAAAGGACGGAGAAAAGAGAGACAATGCCTCGGAACGAGGCGACCGGAGGGCACATGGAAAGGCTGACTATTCAGGTCGAGCCACGTGTCTGAAAAGCCAGTCTTCTGGCGATTGACTACAAGACCAAAGGTGGAAGTGACTTCTTCCCAAAGAGAGAAGAATTTACGGTCACCATTGAACATGCAGTCATCGCCGTTGAACCGGCCAACCCTCCTAACGCCAGAACCGAAGCTTATGTCGCAGCAGATGTCGTAAGAAACCTTGTTGATAAGGCACAAGATGGGGAAACTCAAAAGATTCCCCATCATTTGCTTCCTAGTCAACGTGTAACGTGTCTTGCGGCTTTTAGACCACAAATGAAGGTCCCCCACTGCTGCCAACATTATGCCTCTCTCTTCCTCAGTAAGATCAGGACTCTCAGCCAATACACTCGTAATAGCCTCAGTTACCCAAGGCAAAACGTTGTCAGTGGCAGCCGTGTAGTCGCCAGAGATAAAGGACTCTCCGGGCTTACGGTCGTCGACAATCGACTGAAAATCTTGCTTCCTAACGTCCCCCCTTACGCACCAACCAAAAGAGGTCAAATGATCGTAGAGTGCCTCGTGAACAGGGGCTAGTACCCTTTTGACACGCGCACTCTGCATCGTGACTACCCTGAGTTTTCCTTTCGTCTTGGCCACGCCTAATCTTAGCTCAGAGATATCGCCGTAGCGATCGTCTCTGACAGATATGGTACCACCACGATAAGA